GCTTTTTCTAATACTAAGAATAATCTTCTAACATTAATTCTGTCAAAAGCACTTGGTTTAGTTTGCATTGTTTTATCACCAAATAGAGTTACACCTATACCTGGGAAGTTAACCACAGGATTAACTCTTGATTGATATAGTCTATCTCTATCAGCCTTATCTGGGCTAAATGCTAATTTAATTGCTCCTCTGATTGAACCTCTGTTATAACCAGCAGGACTAAACCATGAATCAGCAACATTATCTGTATAAGCACATGTTCCTGCGACTGAACCATTTAAAGGTACATGTCTATAAACATCATTATACTTATCATACATGTACATATAACCACTATCCATTACCATATAAGATGAACTTGGTAATGTATCAGCTGCCTTTTCAACATTTTGTGCTTGTTTAGTAGATGTTGTAACTCCTACTACAGCTGAACGATATGGGGAAACGAATCCCACACAATCTTTTCTACTTTCTACTAGATTATAAATCATAGTATTATGAGTATCCATAGCTGCTTGTGTATCAGCAACTAAACTAGATGGTCCACCTATTATTAAATTACAATCTACTGATTCACTATTTGCAAATTTATCATATGCTAATTCTAATTCTCCAGCAGTTACAGCGTAATCATCTGTTCCACCTGATAGAGTATCTATTGTTGTTGTTGTAACAGCTGTATAAGTTGTTGTAGTATCTGTTCCCCAATTACTACCAGCAGATATATGGTCTGTCCAATATATGTAATTTGATTTAGCTCTGATTACATCTGGGTAGTAAATACTATCACCTTGTGGTGATTTAGCAGATGAGTTTTTAGACATAAAACCAAATGTTTCTATAACAGCTGATGTTCTTTGTCCAGCTACATCCGTATCGTAACCTGTTATTGCACCTGTTGCGTCTGCAACAACTACATGAAGTTCATCACCTGAACCACGACCAGCGTTAGTATTGTAATCTGATGTACCAGGTGGGCCTGAGAATAAGTCAGCATATTTCCAGCGTCTTTTAATTTTTGAATCATCTGGGATTGCAGTTTGGAAACCAGCACCTGCAGGGTCATCTTTTAATCTAACTGTTAATGTTTCTGATGAAATTGATACGACTTCGTATTCGTTATAATCATCTACTGCTGTTGTGTTTGCTGTATCTGAATAAAATGATATTAAATCACCTACATTAAATGCATAACCTGAAGCATCAGCATCATCTACTACAATAGTTGTATCACCTACAGCAACATCTGATTGGTTTACTAAGTTATTTGTACTTAAATCCTGTTCGTATGCTGTAGCACTTGGACAAATTTCTACTCTTAAAGCATTACCCCAAGTTCCAGCTGTTCTTGCAGCCCATTCCCCATGAGAACCTTGTCCTGTTGAGAAACTTGCATCATAGTGGTCTAAATCTCTAATTAGTATACCTGAATTGGCACCAGCATTTAGGTGTCCACTTCCTGCTCTGACCACTTTTAATGAATCTGTATATTTTAAAAAGTTTGCGGCGCTAAACCATGTTTCGAATTGATTGCTTGTAGTTTGTGGTTTTCCAAATATCTCTACCAGTTCTTCTTCACTAGATATATTTACGATAGAAGAAACAGGACCTTTTTGGAAAGCTCCAGCAATAGCACCAATAGATGTAGCGACTGCAGGTACTACATTGGTTAAATCAATCTCTTTTACTTGAACGCCTGGTGAGACCATAAATCCCATGACATGTACTCCTAATAATTAATTATTAAATCTTTGTAGTTATTTATAATAAATCAAACCTTTAATATCTTGTTTTATATGTTCTTCAACATATAAATAGGTATATGTCAAATAATCATTACAATAAGTATAAAAACACTATTAAAGAGGTTACAAAAAGAAACTATCATAAAAGAGTTTCTTCAATAAACGAATATTTATCAAATGGTAAGTGTATACATTGTGGTGAGAATGAAATAGCATGTTTAAAGTTTTATCCCCATGATAAAGAGATTCGAAAAAGAATCGTAAGAGTAGGGATGAATGATAAAAGTAGAAAAGAAGTTAAAAGACTTATAGATTCATCTCAACTAGTTTGTGCTAATTGTCTAATAAAGATAGATAATGACCTACTAGACCCTACATTTTTATAACAATTCTTATAAATACTTATTCAAGTAAAGAGGGATGAAATGTACGCTTACATACTAATAGCAGTAATAACTTTGGTCGATGGCCACAACCTACCAGACTTGCCTTTAGGAATGTATGATTCGAGAGAAATATGCATGGAACAAGCATTTCCCCCAACTGGTCGTTCACATATAGAAAAAATTAGAACAGAATGGGAAGTTCATAAATTAGAACAGGCTGAGACTAGAGATATTGATACTGTATTTTTAACTTGTGATGAAATTGTTATAGAACATTTATGGGAAACACCTGACGGACAAAAACATCAATGGCCAAATCCAAAACATCAGATGTTGTAATTACCAATCTGAATTAAAGTCTCTAATCTTTACAGGTTCCCAACGATTACCATACTCATCAACCTCTTCTTCTTCAACAAGTGGATTATCTATTCCATTATCTACGAATCCAAATGGAGCCATGTCCTGTTCTAACTGTTCTTTCTGTTCAGCATACATTCTTTCTCGAATATCATTATCAGTTAATTCCTTAAAGTATGTCTGGTCTACAGCCCAAGAAAATATGAATAGACACGCCACTAAGTCATCAGTACAACCTTCATCAGCACACCAAGAAGAACCTTTTACAATGAATGTGGATAGTTCATTCATTATATCATAATCAGGGATTAATAACTTGTTTGATTCGATTAATTGTTTTAAATTCGAACATCCTATTCTTTTAACTGCCTTTGTTGTTCTAACTCCTAACTGTGCCTTTCCACCAGAGAATCCTGCTCCTAGTATCTGTCCTGCACGACCTCTCATAGATGCCATGACTAAATTATCATATTCTAAATCAAATTGTAGAGCATTTGCTACTTGTTCACCTATATCATTTACTTCTACTAAAACAAAACACTCATTATACACCTTTGCAACTTCCTTTATCTTATGTGGAAACATTAAAGGTTTAATTTCATTATTTCTATATTTGGCAACTACTCTATATGGAACAGTAGTTACATCCATAACTAAAAACGCTGAATAATCTCTTGATGTACCTCTTGATACATCAGCGGTAAGAAAATAAGTTTTCTTTGGGTCTGGTTTCTCAAATATATCTAAGTCTGCATGAGATTGTATTGGGTCAACATAAGGCATCTGTTTTAATTTGTGTGGAGCAATTAGTGTATCAATAGAACCTAAGAACTCACATTCAAACTCTGAATTAAATTGTGACTGTGATGTGTTTCGTATTGTTTCTTCTTTCCATACTTCATCACGACCTGGTACTTCTGACCAATGTACTTCTATTGGTATATAATCATTCTTTTTATTTTCTGCATCTGTCCATAACTTATAAAACATATTCATACCATGTGGTGTAGATACTATCATTACCTTTGTAGTTTTACCAGCGGATATTGTAGGATATACTGAATTAAAAAATTCTTCTGATACAGTTGCTGGTACATACGCAAACTCATCAAGGAATATAATATTATATGAACCACCACGAATTGCACTTGCAGATGTTGATGCTGCAAGAATACTAGAACCATTTTCTAAATCTAAACTTCCTTTGTTCCATGAGATTACTCCTTGTTGTAACCATTTAGGTAGATGTTCATACGCTAATTGTAATCTTCCTAGTATATCTCTCGCAGTAGATGATTTGTTTGCAAGTATGGCAACATTTACATTTGGATTGAACAAAACATAATGCAAGAGATACGCTATGATAATTGTTGATTTACCTGATTGTCTAGGAAGTTTACAAATAGAAAAACGATTCTTATGGAATGTCTTAACCATTTTCTTTTGAAATTTATACATATTAAAAGGTATAAGACCATGGTCAAGAGAAACTATTTTCATATATGTCCCTATAAAATAAAGTGGGTCTTCCATACACTTATTATATTCTATTACTTGTTCCTTAGTAAATTGAACAGGAACATTAATACGCTTTAGGTTTGGATTACCGAGATATTGGTTTACATTTGTACTCATTTACTTCTTCTTTTCTTTCTTTAATAATTTTTGTAGTTCAGCAGTAGAACCTACATACAATGCATTTGTTATATTCTTTGGTGCCGTGTTCGGTACTTCTTTTAATCTTTTCATAGCAGATTGTAATTTTCCAAGTTTTTCTGTTACATCAGCAACTTGTGCGATAAGATTACCTGCTACCTCAAATGCTCTAGGGTGGTCTGATTGTTGTGCGACTTCTAGTATACCATCTATCGCAGATTGACCTCTCTCTATTAAATTATAAAAGTTCTCTCTCTGATATTTATAATCAGTATCTAAATCTTGTAGGGTATCATCTCTTTTGATTGAAAGATTATTTGGTTTTTTTTCAACTAATTCCGTAGTTGTTTCTTCAACATCCAAGATTTCATCTAGGATATCTTTAGTTTTATTACTCATAACTATTTCACTTAGTCTTGATTCAGTTTATCTTCACCAGATTCTTCATCATAGTTTTTTGCATCTTGATAGAAAGATACAGTTTCATTGAATCCGAAATCATCATCTGCATCCGCAGTTGTAGGTTTTGGTGTAACTGTATATCTTTGTTCTCTCTTAGGTGATTGGTCTGCCATATCTGTATATTGGTCAACCTGTACAGTTTTAATAACTTTACTAGATGTAACAGGGCCGTATAGATAAAATTTAGTAGTGAATGCTAATGTATAGATAATTGACCTTCTTTCTGCAAAGTCACCTTTATAATTATCTTCATAATTAATACTGTTTAATACAATAGGTATATCTCTTGCAATATCCATGTCATCCATATCTTTGATTGTTAATGTATAGTCTGGTTGAAAGTAAGGTAGTATTTGTTCAATAATTTGTAAGGCATCATCTGATTGTTTAGCCATAGCAAATAATTCAACATTTAAGTTATATGGAACAGGCATGTATTGTGTGTCTAACTGATTTGTATTACTAGCACTTTTTGCTTTCTTAAATTTTTGTACACGATTTAATTTTCTTGCAGGGTCGTATGTCATATCCTTTATCTCAAAACCTAATCTAGGTAATGTGATAGCAACTTTACTCTGTAAGTCTGCGTCTTGGTCTAGTCTAGCTAACCATTTTTGTTTTGGACCATACGCCAAAGGAACTTTCATAGTTTGTGTAATTACACCACTATTATTTTTTCTAACTACATGAATATCATTAAATAGAGTACCAAACCCTATAATAATATTTCTAACTGTTTCGTGATAAAATTGTCTATTTCCTAACATTATACATATACTCCTGCATCTCCGAATGGATTAGATTCTGAGAAATCTAATACATTATTATCTAGTGAATCAAATAATTCGTTCTGTGCTGTCTTATCTTGTACATAGTCACCTACTATATATTCTTCTGTTAATAAGTATGATTTATCACCTGTATCTGCTGAGTTTTCTAACAATATACTTTCACCAACAGATGTTGAATCATCTTGACAAATTATATTATCACCATCAGTTTCTTCTAATAGTAAACCAAAATTACTTCTAGCACTCATTATATTTATATCTTCATTTACTGCAGATGATTGTTCTAATGTAAATTGATAGTCTGTTGCAGCTCTACTCTCATCATCTTGTACCGCATCTAATTCAGTAATCCCTGTATCAATAGCTTCAGATGAATATTCCCATGATTTACAATTTAATTTATATACAGGATTATTATCTAATTGATGAAATGGTTCATCATGGTCTACAAAAGCTACTTCAAATACTTTACCTAATACGGGATGATAAACTAAATCACCTTCATAAGGTCTATCTGTATTTGCGGCATCTGTTTCAGTAAGTATATAAAAGGAACTACCAGAACCACTTACAGTTTCTAATACAGATGAATCTTCTGATTGGTCTATCGTACCTGATTCTAATAATATAGAACCACCTGTAGTATCTGTTCCACTTTCTATCTGTATCTGTTTAGTTAAATCTTGAAATCTTGTTTTATGTACGACTAATTTTAATTCATTACGATTTTCTAAACCGAATTGATTCATCAATTCTTTTTCACCTTGAAATCCACCTTCTGAATCTTCTACATACATTTCAATAGGAACTTGTGTACTGAATGTACTAAGTGAATCTTCACCCAAAAGACTATCTACTGCTACTGTTGTTCTATCAATGTAATAGACATCATGGCCATATATTTGTATAGCCTCTTTTACTAAATCACTATACAGATTTTTTTCTGATGTTGTTGCAGCAGAATTATCTGTATGGAAAGCCTTATTGGTTGCCATAGTATTATCCTATCATATAGTCTATAGGTGTTTCGAAAGCTAATTGAATTTGTTCTTCTAGTCTTGTAATTTCATCTTGAGCTTGAGAATAAATCTCTGCACCA